CCCCGCCGCAAGTGAACGTCGGGCACGAGCCCGACCAGCTCGACGTCAGGCAGGCAATCGACTGCGGATGAGTCTCGCAGTACTCCCCCATGTCCTCGCCCTCGCCATCCGTGCCGGATTCAGTCGCCGTCCCGGTGGTGGTCGTGGTGCCGGTGGTGGTGCCGTTGCTGTCTTTCGTGACAACGGTCTTGCTTATCGTGGTGGTCGTGTTGCACGAGCCCGCCTCGCACCGAATGGTCGACGTCTCGGTGGTCGTGGTGGTCGTGCTGGTGCCGTCCGGATTTACGGTTGTTTCGGTGGTGGTCTTGGGGGGCTTGTTCTCCACCGATACGCCAGCGGTGACGCAGACGGTTTGCCCGTTGATCTGGCCTGCGACTTGACCCGTCGGGCAGGTCGAGTTCGGATTGGTGGACTGCGTCGAGCCGGTGCAGGTGGAGCCGGTGAAATTCTGTCCTGTAACCGTCCAGGCGCCCCCGGTGTACACGGCACCATCGACGTTGACCGTGCAGCCGGACGTGGCCCCGGGCTCATCGATGACGCAGAAGGTTGACGGAGTGGCGACCGTCGGCGCACTCGGTGCAAGCTCCATCGACGCCCGGTAGGTTTGCCAGAGCCCCGACGAGCCGAACGAGCCCAGCTGGCCGGACTGACAGCCGCATTGCCCATTGATGAGAACCTGCGGCGACGGGCACGTCGTCAACTTCTTGCATTGAGTATCGGAATGAGTTTCCCAAGGCCCGTTCGCCGTCGGGCATCCAAACGAGTAGCAGAGGCCGCCAGCACCCTCGGACGTACCCTGCGGGCACTGCGTCGTCGCGATCTGAAAAATCGTTATGTTCCCGTTCCAGTTGTAGCCAGCCCGGTAACAAACACGAGTCTTGAACTTACGAGTGCCGGAGAACGTACCCCAATTCGCCATCTCGTCCATGGCGTAGATACTGCTTGCCCAATGGCTTTGGCACTCGGCAAGCGGGTCTTGATTCGTCGCAACAGCCAACACCTGAGCGTCGGTCATGTTGTTGCCCTGCGTGGTAGAGCCTAGCTCGGGACTACCACTCCATCCGCTTGTCGTCCACGTCGTTTCCTTGGCCTGACCGGTGCCCGCTTGCTCTTTTGCCGCGCACGTATACCCCGGCGCAGCAGGGGAGCAATTGACGATGGACTGAGCGTGAGCGCGACCGGCGCACCAAAGCGCTGCGCCGACGAGTACGAACGCAGCCGCTAGTCGGTGAACATGATCCACAGCGCACCCACCCACGCGATTAACAGCCATGTCCACATACAGGCCCCCGATTCACAAACAGGGGAGGCCGCGAACGACCTCCCCCGGCGCCGTTACATGGCGCGACGCACCCACTTGAACGCCTTGATGGCGACAAGCAGCAGCAGCACCGCAGCACCGATTGCCGCGACAGGCGCAGCTTGCAGCGCGATGTCGGCGACAACGTCGGCCACATCGACCGCAGCCGCGAAGGCCGGAGCCGAGGCGCCGATAGCGAGCGAGGCCGGAAGAACACGCGTGAACTTCAGCATGGTCAACTCTCCCACAGTTGGCGCCTCAATAACCGCAGGACAAACGCCAGAGCCCACAGGCCGGCGAAGGCGCCAGCAAGGGACGCAGCCGCGTCCTGATCGAGATTGAAGGGTGAGGCGACCACCTCCGATCCCGATTGAATCACCATCGCGCAAGCATCCGTCGCAACAGGCTGCGGATCAACGACATGAAGGACGCCATTGCCATCGTACGAAACACATAGCGCCATTCGATCCCCCTACCCACAGCCGTACTCGGGCGCCGGTTCAATCTGCGCGTACCGGCATAGCGAAAGCCACTCATCGTCCGGCAGCTCCCCAAGAATGCGCCTACTCGGCTGCCGTTGCAGGAACCGGACAACTTCGCCGACCGACCACCCTGCGCGACGCGTAAGGTAGCCCACCAGACCGCCGACCTGCTGCCGTGCCACCGCCAGCGCTTGACCTAGAACAACGACCGTGGCCCGCTTGATCCGCTCCGGACGAGTGCCGCCCCGGCCCATGAGATCGGCGAGCCACCGATACGCACCGCAGAACAACCGTTCGCAGTCCAGCATCGCGGCCAGCGGTAGCACCGTAGTCTTTGCGAGCAGTTCCAGTTCCACCCGAACCCAGGTCGAGGCCCGGTCGCCGAGCTGCTTCCCCTTCTCGTACACACGCAGGCAGGTATCGGAGCCCCGTCGCCCGACGTAGAAGGTTTGCCCCTTGCCGCTGCCCATGTCATCGACCAGCGTTGCCCCCGGCGGGCGCCCCCGGCCCGCGAAGGCACCAGAACGCCACGCCGTGACCGCTTCCGCGACCGTGACCGCTTCGGTATCAAGGCACACATCGAGGCGCGTCAGACGCCCGTCCAGAGCCTCCGCGAAGGCCACCAAGGCGCCCCACTCCCGCACCCGTTCGCAGGACGCGCCCGAGACTTCGATCATGGAGCGGCCGCGCATGTGGTCGCCGCCCGTTGCATACCGCGCCACCGCCACGCCATCCGTGCCGACAAGGTCGAAGGCCCACACGAACCCGAGCAGGCCCCGCTTCCTTTCGACCAGCAGCAACGGTTCGCCGAAAGCGACTTCACAAGCCCGCACCGCATCCCAGACGTCCGCAGGATCGCGGAACGTCAGCCGCACCCAATCGGGACGAACTGCATCCCCGGCCCTGCGGTGAAACTCCGTGGAGACTTTAGCCCCGTGATTACAGTCGGGGCGACTCATTGCCGCCCCCGAACGACCTCCGCGCCCGAGCGCGGCCCACGGTAGGTTAGGACGATGGCCTGAACGCGGCACCACCGCAACACGCGGCGCCGGAAACGGTACGCGGGCCGAATCTCCGCGAACTCGTGTTCCGACGGCACGACCTGGCCCCAGAGCAGAACCTCGACGACGGCCAGAGGCCCACACCCACCGTCACGCGGCAGGGCAGCGGGCAGAAACGCAGGCATGGTGCCCGCCCCTTACTTCTGCGGCGCCGGTACGAGCTTGGGAGCAACCGCGAAGCGGCCATCCCGGCCCACATAGAGCGAAGCAGGGGCGAGCAGATAGACCCCCGGTGCGGGCGGTTGTTCTTCCTGCCCCAAGAACCACTCCACGCGCGTCGGATGCGGCAGCGGTTTGCCATCCTTGCCCAGCTCGTAAGCGTAGCCCTCGCAGATGGTGTAAGGCTTGCCCGACTTTTGCGAAGTGCGGGTGGTGGTGGAGTTAGGCAGGACTTCGATCTTCAGCATGACGATTGCTCCCAAGTAGTGCCGCACCGTTGCGGCAGGATGAAGGCTAAACGCAAACCACGCCCGATTGCAACCATCCGAGCGGACGGCAGACCCTCGCGCGGGACGGCCGCGCGACCCGCTGCGCGGGCTTCGGGGCACCTGCCGCCGGTGGTGGCGCAGTCATCAGACGAGCGGCACATTGTTTTGCAATGGGGAGAGTGCCGGACGATCCCGGCGAACGCGTGGCCTCGGTGCCGGTTGTTCGGCAGGCTCCAACGGGACGGCCTGCGGCGGGACAGCCGACGGAGCAACTTCCGCGGTAGCCGCGGCAGGCGCCGCGCGCGTCGCCTGCTCGCGCTGCTGCTTGCTTGCCGGTTCGAACTCCCGAAAGTAGCCGTCAGCGGCGAGCTGGCGGCACAGCGCATCCGACATGCCCAGCGGTGTCGCCTGCTCGGTGTAGCACTTGCAACGCGTTGCCGACGAGATGCAGACAGCCGGATAAGGCGCATGAGCTGGCTGAGTGACGGCATCGTAGACCGGAGCCGTATGAGCGAGCCCCGGGACGCGGGGCGTCCTGGCCCCGACGTAATCCATTGCCGACTGCGCCGGATCGGTGGAGGGTGCCCGCTCCCGTCCAGAGGCCGGGCCTTGCGATGGGGCACCGGAGCTTTTGGCTGGAGAAGATGACGACGGGGCGGGCGAAAGATTGGCGAGGGAAGTGGGAGGGTTTGCGAACCACTTGACGATAAACCACCCGAGCCCAACGGCCAGAAGCGGGAAGATCGCCAGCACGAACACGCGGCGCGGCAATCTGATCTTGTGCGTATGCACCTCGGCCGACTTGTACAGGTCGAACGCCGACTTGTCGTAAGGGACGAGCGTGCGCTGCGAATCCTCGCGTGAGCTGGGATCGTCCTTGACTTCGCCCCACTCGTGCCGCGTCACCGCATTCGATCCGAACGCACGCACGAAGTGAACGTGCACGCCGACAAGGCGACGGATGTTCGAATCAAGCAGCTTCGGATGCTGCGTAATGACGTAGAGATCGTGGCCCCGGTGCCGGTGCGTTTCGAGCGCTTCGACGTGATCGGGAACCTTCGCGCTCGTATGCCGAGGCCGGAACACCCGCTGCGCCTCGTCGATGACGATGATCGAGTTAGGCGGCAGCTTGTGCCACTCCGTCGCGTCCTCGAGCTCGACCCATCCCAGCTTCAGCTCGGCAATGCCGTTGTAGTAGACCGTCCGCTTTTCGGCCTGGGCCCGCTTCTCGACTTCGACGATGGTGCAGAGAGTCTTACCCGCTCCCGGCAGACCCGTATGAAGGTGAATCATGCCGTGCCTTTCATCGTGAGGCGCGTCAGCGCACCCATGGTCGTGCGGAGCGCTACCACCGCCAGCGTTGCCGACATGATGAGCGCCAGCCCCTTGTCAACCTGCGTGGTCGAAAGGACTTGCACAAGGACGAGCGGGAGGCCCGAGGCCCGCGACATGACGTCCGACTTAAGCGACTCGATGGCGACCGTAAACCCGCCGAACGTAGCGAACCCAATCCCCAAGGCGAACAGCACTCGGGGAACCAGCCCCGCCAGCATCGTGCTGAGGCCCCCGAGGAACCAGACCACAAGTGCGGGCATCGGCTACACCTCCACGCCACGAGCGACGATCCGGAACGCCAGCACCGAGCAGACGAGCAGGAACGCAGCCCCGGCCGCCTCTAGGTACGGACAGAGGGACGAGAACGGAAACACCATGGTCTCGCCCATCATCGTGAACGACTGATCCTGTATGCAACCACCCCCGAGCCAGCCCGTTGCATTGATCCCGGCCCCGAACGTGCCCCCGTCGGTGGTGAGCTGCGAGGCGTCGAAATTGCGGGAGGCGTCGAACTCGGTCAGCGCATCGCCCTTGCCGAATGTCCCGGTTTCGGCCAGCAGCTCGCAGTTCCTTGTGTGCTGTTCCTTCGCGATGGCGCAGAACACCGCATCCCCGCCGCAAGTGAACGTCGGGCACGAGCCCGACCAGCTCGACGTCAGGCAGGCAATCGACTGCGGATGAGTCTCGCAGTACTCCCCCATGTCCTCGCCCTCGCCATCCGTGCCGGATTC